GATGATCGGGCCCTTGGAGACGACAGTGATCTCCACTCTCTCAGCGGTGTCGGCCTGGCCGGGCCGTTGCACCACGAGGCGGGCGGTGCCCGCCTGTTCGTTACAGCAACCAAGGCGATACGATGACTTTCGCCTTGCCTTTGTTCGGGTTGTACGCGCCGTTGGCCAAGCGGTCGCCTTCCACCAGCTCTTTGGCCGCGTTTTCCAAAGCAGGCGGTACCAGCAGCACATTCGGGCGGATGGCCAGCGGTCTGCCGCCGTCGCCTTTCAGGCTCACCATCGCGTTGTAGGCTTTCTCGAAACCGGCAGCGTCCAGTTTCTCTTGCGATTTCGCCGCCATCTGCCAGAAGCCCAGGCCCACGTTGCAACGGCCGTCCACGCCGTAGCGGTATTCGTTGCGCATGAATACGCCTTCGTCGGTTGCCGCGGTCATGGCGGTAAACTGCATGGCTTTGCGCTCTTGGTAAATCAACGGTTTCAGGGCGCGGGTCGTGTCCAGCAGATACCAGGCCGCTTCCGTGCCGGCGAAAAGATTGGATACGGTACTGGCTTGACCGGTGCCGTCCACTTTTGCATACACGGGATGGTCGGTATCAAAGAAGTTCTGACCGTCGTAACACAACGTGGCGTGTGCGTTTTTCAGCAAGGCAAACACCAATTCGTCGGGATGCACCGCCGATGCGCGGCCCATCTCGGCCATCATCGGCGCGTAAATGCCGACGTTGTCGTCTTCGATGTCGTTGCGGTTGACCTTGACCGAGCTTTCAAAATGCTTGTTGGTGATGGCATAGCCGTGCGCCTTCATATCTTGGAATACGCGGTCGCCCACCCATTCGCGGAAAGCGGGCCATTGGCCGAGCCAGCCGTAAGTATTGGAAGCGGTGGAAGACGGAATGACGGTGGCGATTTCCTTGTATTGGCTTTCCGCCATTTTCAGGCCGTCTTGGAAATTCTTTTTGAAGCCGATGAACAGGGCTTTTAAGGTGTCCGGGGTGATAATCATGTTGTCTTTTCCTTTATCGGATTACTTGGCCTTCGCATAATCTTCGGCAGAGATGCCCAATTGCGCGGCGACGGCTGCTTCTTCGGCGGTCAGCGGGGACGTACCGTCTGCGCCGCCTTTGCCGCCGGTCTGCGTTTTGCTCAAAGCGGCCAGTGCCAAGCTGCCGTCAATCAGGGCTTTAAACGCTTCAGGGTCTTTGGCGGCCAGTTGGCGCGCCGATGCTTCTTGATGCGGCAGCAGGCGGCCGTCTGAAAGCGCGGCACGGATCAGGCCGTCTGAAGTGCCGCCCACTTCCATGGCAATCACTTTCTTGCTCAATGCGGCCACTTGCGCTTTGAGTTCGGCCACTTCGCCGTCGTCGGCATTGCCGCCTTGCGGCTTGTCTTCGGGTTTGCCGGCAGTGCCTTTATCGCCTTCTCCGCCTTGCGGTTCTCCTTTGGGTGCAGCCAGTGCTTCCGCAAGCGTTTTACCGCCCAGCTTTTCCTGTGCTTCGGCCAAAGCCGCTTCGATGGCTTTGTCATCGGCATCCGCCGCCAAGCCCAAGAGCTTGATTAAAGCTTCCTTGTTCATACTTGTTTCCTGTTTGGGGTTGATAGAGTTTTGGCGGCTCAATGCAGCCAGAGCCATGCCGTCCAGTGCGGGCGAATTGGTCAACGCCACACTGTGCAGCCCGCGTACATTGCCCAGTGTGTCGTATTCGAGTACCGGCGACAGATAGCGGTATTCGCCGCTGTCTATCATGTCTTTGGCGCGTTGCGTCCATTTCACTTCGCCCATCAGGCCGCGCTCGTCATCCCATACATATTTGCTGATCCAGCCGGCGGCAGGGTTTTGCTGCCCCGTTTCGGCGGCTTTCAGCGTGGCGTGTTCGTAGTCGACCACAAGGTCGGTTTGTGCGGCGTCAAAGGCGGCAATGATTTGCTGCGCCAAGTCGGCGGACATCGTCCAGTGCGGCACACCCGTATCGGTGCGGCCGTCAACCGGTGCGAATTGGCCTTTGGGTACGATTTTGATTAAGCCGTCCGAACCGCCGACATGGGCGGCGGATAAGGCGGCAAGAAGGGTTTTGGTGTCCATAGCCCGCATTGTGCGGCAGCCGCGCCCTCGTCAAAGCTTGGCCTATGTCAGACAGATGAATTTCTAGGGAAGGGAAATGTACTTGCAGAGATACGCGCGGGATAGTGTTCAAAAGGTGTTCAAACGCGCGCAGGATTGATTTTCAGGCGATGGGTAGGGGTAAGTATGGGTTAGGGCGTTTTCGGGCTGTTTTTCGGCATTTTTCAGGCGGGCATGATTACCGCCCCCGAATGGCCTGTGCCAGATATTCCGCCACCGCATCGGATAGGGCCTTTTCGTCCTCCGGTTGCAGGGTCATAAACGGGCGTGCGGGAATATTGCTGCCGGGGTGTTTTACCTGTTTCGCGAAGCGTCCGCCGAATTTCAGCGCCTTGCCTTTTTTCGGTCTAATCAAGTGTGGCGAGGTTTTCCCGCCAAAGTTGTGGATGGCGGCATATTTCACATTGGTGCCGACCACCGCTTCGGTGGCCGTACTGCTCGGCGTAATCGAATTGCGCAGGTGGCCGCTGGCCTGCAGCAGCCCCGAACCTTCACGTGCGGCCGGATATTTGCGCGGTGCCCAAGCGGGACGGCCTCCGGCGGCGAAATTATCCAGCACGGCGTTGCGCATGATGCGGGCAAGCCGCGTCATCAATGGCTTGGTGTGGGCGGTACGCCGCGCCACAGCATTTAAGCTGTTTTGCAGGGTGTCGGTGTTGATTTCGATTTCAATCATGCTTAAAATGTCCACAAAGCAAGGCGGGAGTTTCCTAGTGTAATGCCGAAAGGCTAAGGCGAAAGGTTGTCGACGCGGATGCGCCGTCATGATGTGGGTTCAAGTCCCACCACCGCCTCGCTTATCCTCAATACCGTTTCCCCTTTAAATGTTCATACAAGTGCCACTTGACGCCGGCCTTATCTATCTTTGTCCCCGTATCCAACGCATTGACGACCAAGTTTTCACGCGCACCGCTGGCCGGATTTTTCGAGCGGCGGAAACCGTCGTAATCCAAATGCACCACCACCTTATATAAGCTGTCCGGTTCATTCGGCACTGCATAAAACATCAACAGATAGTTATCGGCACGCTTGCCGCCGCCCGCCTCAAAATAGACGGCTTCCGGCGACCTTAAATTGTCGGTAACTGCCTGCCAAAAGCTATCGGGTAACGGGCTGTTTTTAATGTCCCGCATCGCATGGCGCAGCAGACTGTCGGATGCAGCCACAATGCTGCTTTGCGGCAAAGGTAATCCCTTGGCGGCCATGCCGTCCAAAATATCCGGCGCAAGCGCGCCAATATAAAACGGCACATTTTGCGGAAAAGTTTTAACCCCCGCCTGTTGCGGCTTGATTTTCAGATAAGCGGCGAAAAGGCCGTCTGAAACCGCACGGCGCAACAGCGGGTCGTCAAATGCCTTATTCACCGCCACACTCGCCAGCTTCGGCGGCAGTTCCACCGCCCGCTGCATCTGCAACTGCCCCAAATTGGCCAAATGGCTTTTACCGACATTGTGCTGAAAGCCCGCATCGGTATAAAAACGGCGCCCGTCCGGCAGCTTGACCGCTTTGGCGGGGCGGGTATCGCCCTTGCGGTTGACCACCACTTCCGTATCTTCAAGCTGTGCTTTTTGCGGCAGCAGATTGCGCCGTTTCAAATCACCGTCTGAAAGCGCCCGCACGGTACAGCGGCAATTGAAGCCGTTGGGCGGGTAGAAGTAATCCCAAAACGGGTCGTCGATGTGATACACCGCACCATGAGCCGCCGCATGGCTTTGGCGTGTGCGGCTGTCCAAAATGGCCGAGTATTGCAGCCACGGCGCATCATCCCGACCTTCTTCAAACGCCTGCCAATGACCGGCCATGTAAGCCGACTGCATCTGCGTGCGGAAAATCGTTTCCATGCGGTGTTTGGTAATGCCGCGTCCGAGGACTTCGCCGCTGTCTCCGTCCACAATATCGCCGTCTTTGAGCAGATGCCAGTCATGCGCTTTCAGACGGCCTTGCACTTCATCGCGCCAAGCCTCAAACGACTTGCCCGATTTCGCCGCCTCATACATTGCGGCGTGAAACTCGCCGACAATATCCTGCCTGTGTATGCCCGCAACCGCCCGCGCCTTGGCCTGCGCCTCATTCCATTTCACATCCCAGTCGGGCGGGATATGGTAGCCCAAACCTTCAAAATATTTGACCGCCGCTTCCGGCTCCAAACCGAAGGCAAAACCCAAATCAGCCATTGAGCCGCCCCCACAGGTCGGAGATAAAAATCACCCGCGCCAAGGCCGTCTGAAATTCGGTGCTGTCCAAATGCGGATAAGCCCGCAACAACCGCTCCTGCACATCCTCATAACTGTCGCCCTCGGCCAAAGCCTGACCCAGCCCGCGCAAAAACGGTTCGATATGCTCGGGCAGGGCGATTTTGCCCAAACCTGCGTTATCGATGGCCGCCTGTCCCATATCCAAGATTTCGCCCTGCCTGCTCAAGGCCACGCGGCGGTAACTTAACGGCGAAACTTTGACACCTTCGCTTTCAGCCGCCTGCAAAGACAATACCGGCTCGTCGTCCGAAGCCAGCGGAATCGCCAGTTTTTCCTGCGCCCACGCCAGCGGAATCTTCATGCCCATCTCTACCAACTTGGGCAAAGATTCGGCATAAACCGCCATATCTTCGGGCAGCTGCGTATCAAACTGGAAACGCGGCAGGCGGGTTTCATCCACGTTGCCTTTATTCAGCCGCAGCAGGGGCAGAATCAGTTGCTGCGTAATCGTACCGGCAAGCTGCTTGGCATCCGACACCAGCAAATCATGGCGCACCTCGTTATGCACCTGACCCAGCGCGTTGGTACTGGTTTTACCATCGGCCATACTGGTGAGCGTACCGCCCAGAATCGCTTTCGACGATGTTTTATCCGAGTAATAACCCAAAGGCGGCGGGAAATGCGTCATCCCGTGGCGCAAAGCATCCGCCACCGCTACCGCCGTTTCCGACAACGCCACACTCCAACCCACGACCGCACCGCTGCAACCGTCCACAATCATCGTTACTTCCGGCGTAAACAGATACCCCATCGGATGCCGGATTTTTGCTTTAAAGCTGTGGCCGTCGCCCACCCAGACATCGTTCGGTTTCAACGCCGTCCAATCTCTGTCAATGTAAGGCAGCAAAGCCTTATAAGCCGACCCAGTGCGCCTGCCGCGCTCCTTCATATGATCCGGCAGCCGCTTCATCACCGTTTGAATCTGGTCATAGCTCGGCATCTGCTCGATTTTTCCCTGCTCCAGATACCATTGCGCCAGTTTCTTTGCCGCCGCCATCATCGTCGGCTTGTTTGGCCGCTGATAAAACATCAAAAAGTAAGGCAGCCAGTCAATCGCCAGCAGCGGCGTCTTTTCCCGTGTTTTTACCGGCGCGAGTGCCAAGAGGCGGCTCATGCTGTCCGGTGCCGCACGGTAAGCCCGCACCCATCGGTATAAAGTCGGCTCGCTCAAACCGCGTTCGCCGTTGTTCCGAGCATTCGCCAGCGGAATCAGCCTGGCCACATCCTCCGGCAACCTGCCCGCTGCCGCTTCCGCCACCACAAACGCCACCGCCTTCTTAATCGGCATACCCGCCAATTCATGCAGCGGCAATACATGGGCAACAATCGCACAACGCGCATGGGCCGTTTCCGTCTGCCTGTCGTCCAACCGCGCCAAACCTTCCTCACACGGTATCAAACCCAACTGCCGCATTTTCTTATTTTGCCGAAGCGGTTTTTTTACTTCTGCCGGCAACACCGGTACCTTGGCCAACAACGTCGCCGCCTGTTTTTCTCGTATGGCCGCCTGAACTTCCGAAGGGAGGGCGGAAACCAAATATTTCTTCAACTTTCCGCCTCTGGCCCGTCCGGCAACCTCTTCAAACGGCCAATTATTCTTTTTGGCGTGGTATTCGATACCTTGTCTGCTGTTTGGCAGTTTGGGAAGTTGCAGGCCTGCCAACTCAACCGCTGAAATCAACATTTTGCTATTTCTTTCTTTTTGTGTTTTACTTAAATGCGTATAAGCTTCAGCATTTAAGAAACTAAATCGAAACCCGCTTATCCATTAACTACCTTTTTGGGAAAGACAGGCTTTAAATTTCGTGCCGCATACCGTTCAGGCCAAATCTCTTCCGGTTTCACCCCGATTGCAGCGGCGATAATTCTTTCTCCCTTAAGGTAAGGGGCCGCCAATGCGCTTCTAAGCGTATTCGGCGACAATCCCGCTTCCATTGAAAGTGCCCGAAGCGACCAGCCTTTCTTTTTTAAAGCAGCAACAATATCCGCGCGGTGCCAGTTTTTCGGCGTTGCGTTTTTTTGCATAATTGACTTACTCCATTCAATAATGTGATTTGCGTTGTTGATTGATTAAGTGCGCAAATAATACTAAGCAAAAAAGTTTATTGTAACTCTTTTGCTTAAAATTAAATACGTAAAAAAGCAAAAAATAACCATCCTTTTGATTATTTGAGGAATTTAATTTAAGCAAACGAATTGATGTTTTTGCTTAAATGCGAAATTCTAAGCAAAGGACAATCATGGACTTTTTAGAACGTTTGAAATCTTTGTGGCCTGACAACGCCAAGCCCGCCGACTTCTACAATAAGATTGATATGTCTGCCTCCGGCTTTAGCCGCGTTTGGAAAGACGGCGCCATCCCGACAGCAGACTATCTGATTAAAATTCAAGAAGTGACCGGTTGCGATTTAAACTGGTTACTTACCGGAAAAGGCGCACCATATATCGGCAAGGAGCAAGCGGCCGAACGTACCCATACCGGCGGTACGGCCACCGATACCCTCGGCAACCCCGTCAACTTAGACGAGTTCGTCTTTATCCCGCGCTACGCTGTCTACGCCGCCGCCG